GGCCTGCTCAACAGCCTGCCCCGCATTGACGATGACCGCGCCGAACTGCCCACCCTGCAACGCGACCCCGAATGGCTGAGGGAGTGACCGCATGATTCATGTGCGCAACCTCACCGTCACCTTCGGCCAGGGTGCCCAGGCCGTGCAGGCGGCGCGCGACGTGACCTTCACCGTGGCCGAGGGCGAGAGCTTCGGCCTGGTGGGCGAAAGCGGCTCCGGCAAGTCCACTGTGTTGCGCGTGCTGGCCGGGCTGAACCAGCGCTGGACGGGCGACGCGACGGTGGGCGGCGTCGCGGTGGCGGGGGGCGACGCGCGGCTGCCGCGCATGGTGCAGATGGTGTTCCAGGACCCCTATGCGTCGCTGCACCCGCGCCACACGGTGGACCGTGCGCTGTCCGAGCCGTTGGAAATCCAGGGCATCGGCGATGTCGGCGCCCGGGTGGAGCGCACGCTGACCGATGTCGGCCTCGGCCCGGCTTTCCGCTTCCGCTACCCGAACCAGCTCTCCGGCGGGCAGCGGCAGCGCGTGGCCATCGCGCGCGCGCTGATGCTGGAGCCCAAGGTGCTGCTGCTGGATGAGCCGACCTCCGCGCTGGACGTTTCGGTGCAGGCGGAAATCCTGAACCTGCTGCGGCGGCTGCGGCAGGCGCGCGGGCTGACCATGCTTCTGGTTTCGCACAACCTCGCCGTCATCGCCCATATGTGCGACCGGCTGGCGGTCATGAACCGTGGCTTGGTGGTGGAGGAGATGGACGTCGCCACGCTACGCCGGCAGGAACCGCGTGAGGCCTATACGCGCCAGCTGCTGCTGGCCAGCCGCGGCTATGACCGTGAGGTGGCGGCGGGCATCGTCACCTACGATTGACCTCGCGCTTCGGCGGCGCGCCCAAGCCACGGAGTCCTTGATTGGCGCGCCATATATGGCTTTGCATGCGTCAGCCGCCCGTCTCGCCCCCAAGGAACGCCCGCAGCACCCACGCCGAGGCCTCCGGCGTTTCCTCCATCGGCACGTGGCCTAGCGGCGCCCATGCGGTGCTGGTCGGCCCATTCCGAGACCGTGAGCTGCGGTGGCGGGCGGAGCATGGCGCCGACACGGTGCCGGACGTGGCTATGCGTTCGCGGCCCGATCCCCTCCGAGGCCTGCTGGGTCGAAGCGATCGGCCGCCTCCGTGAGCAGGTCGTTGATGTGGCTCTGCAGGATGGTCTGCAGCAAAAGCAGCTCGACGCTGATCTTTGCGGCAATCAGCCCCGCAATATGCGCGGGCCAGTTCAGCAGCGCGTCGCGCATGGTGCTGCCGATCTCGTCCAATGCGGCATTGGCCTCCGTGACATCGACCAGGCGGCGCTTGTTCTCATCCAATAAGAGGCGGTGCGCCTCCACCTTCAGTGCAAGCTGCGCGACCTTCAGCCGGGCGAAGGGCGTGCTATCGGCGCTGCTGGCCAGGGGCGAGCGGGCGGGATCGCGGATGGTTGCGGTCAGCTCTGGCATGGCGGCGACCTCCCGCCGCGCATGTTGGCGATGCTGGCCCTCTCAGAGGGGACGAAGGGCGAGCTGGCGGGCGGCTTCGAAGGCAGAGGTGGCAGCGGGCCAATCCAACGTGGTGCCGTCGCCGAGCATCTGCACCGGTCCGAGGGTGACGCGGCGGCGGGACCAGTAGCTTCCGTCAAGCGTTGCCAGCCATCCGGCCAGGCCCTGCGCGGTGAGCGCCGCGGCGGCAGTTTCGACCTCCGCCTCGCTGGGTGGTGCGGCGCGGCCCATCGTCACGTGCCGGCCATCCTGCGCGAGGATGATCCAGCGTCGCTCCACGACCTTCGGTCCCTGGCTCATCGTCGTCTCCGTCTCGGCGGGGCGGGATGCCCCTGCGCGTGATGGACGATTCGCGCTGTGTCGGAGCGCAGCCAACTCGATAAAGCGCCAGGGATCTGGATGATCCCCGGCGCGTCTGATCATGTCGAAAGTCGTGGCTGGAAGGCTTCACCCCGCCAGGGCGTAGACCGTGTAGGAGCCCTTCGCGCCGGTCTTGTTCGGCCCGACCTGGCGGATGCGCTCGCGCACCTCGACCGCGTGGCCCTTCTTCTTGAGCCCGGCGAAGAAGCCGCGAACCGTGTTCTGCACCCAGCCTGTGGCCTCTGCGATCTGCGCGACTGTGGCTCCCTCAGGCCGGCGCAGCAGCGCCAGGACCTGCTCCTGCTTCGTGCCTTCGCGCGTCTTGCGCGCTGTGCCGGGCTCGCGCGGGATGCGGCCGGGTTTGCCGGCGAGCATGGCGCGCAGCGCCGTGATCGTCGCGTCCAGTGCGCCGATCATGTCGCCCTCATGCGTCCCGAAGCGACCCGCCTGATCGTCCCATGCGGCAAGCACCGCCGTGGCGGCGTCGCGCAGGCTGGTCCGGGGCGTGGCGGCGGGTGCGGCGAGGAGCTGATCGAGCATGGCGATTTCCTCCGTCAGTGGCGCGGCTGGGGCGGCCTCGTCGGGGGCGGCGGAGCTTTCTCCCGCCGCGGCGTCCGGCGCCACCGTAGGCGCCGCGTCGCCCTCGTTTGGGTCAATGCCGATGGCGCGCAGCTGCAAAACAGCGTGCAGCCCCTCGTCGGTGATGCGCGCCACGATCCAGGCGCCGTCGTCATCCTGGCGCCAGCCGAGCCCGACATAGTCCCGCGGGGCGTTGATCTCGGTGAGCAGGTTGTTCTTGATCAGGCTGCGGAACACCGCGTTGCGGGCGGCAGCCGGGAGGGTCTTGGGCGCGCGAGCGAGGCCCATCTCGTGCTGGGCGGCGGCGCTGAGGATCACGCGCTGGCTGTCGGAAAGCTTGGTCATCGTGGTGGTCTCCGGTTCCGGGTGCCGATCATCGGCCCCTACTGCCGGGAGCCCCGCCGGCGTGGCCGATCGGGGCGGTGCGGAAGTGGTCCGCGTCAGGCGGCGTATTCGCCGCGGCGGAAATGCGCGTCCGCGATGTCCTTCAGCTTCGCGGTGGCGTCGGAAAGCCAGGCCGTCTCGCCCCAAAGCACCGCCTCGGGGTCCGCGCCGAAATGGTCCTCGCTGGCCTGCGCCAGTTCGGCGAGGAGGGCGTCGAATTCGGCCTTCTTCGCGAGGAAAGCGGCCAGGCTGTTTTCCTGGTTGCGGGCGGCGCGGGCTTGGCGGTCGGTCATGGTGGTCTCCGTCTGTTGCTGCAGGGCATGCCCTGCGTGTGACGGATCATTCGCGCTGCGCCGCGCACGAGCCAAGCAAGATGCAGCGTTATGAAATTGCTATGATCTGGCGGTTTCAATCACATCATGATCGACGACACCGCGGGCCGCAGCGACATCGGCAAAGATGCGATCATCACCCTCCAGCACAGCGGCTTCGCCGGTCGCCTCCTGCCAGCGAAGCATGCAGACGTAGGATGCGCCCTTGGTGACCGAGAGTAGGTTGGTCAGCGCGGGGCGAAGGAAGTCGGCAAAGCCGCCGCCCAGGGCGTCGTTGGCGATGGTCATCTTGGCGGCCGTGCCGCCCTCGTAGGCCACATTATATGGCGGATCGAGGAAGCCCATGTCCGCCAGGTGGCCGGCACCGAGCGCACGCTGCACGTCCTCGGGCTTGGTCGCATCGCCGCAGAGAATTCGGTGATCGCCACAGCGCCAGAGGTCGCCGGTGCGGGTGACAGGGACTGCGGGCGGCGGCGGGGCTTCGTCGGCGTCGTCGCCGAGGCCCGCATCCGCGGCGGCCAGGAGCCGGTCGAGTTCCATCCCGGAGAAGCCCAGCACGTCGAGGTCCACGACCGCCTCGTCACGGATGCGGGCAATTTCGGCGGCGAGCAATGCCACGTCCCAGCCGGAGTTCAGCGCGATCTGGTTGTCCGCCAGGCGGAGCGCACGCGCCTGCGCCGGGGAGAGATGGCCAAGCCGCAGCACCGGCACCGTGGCGAGACCCAGCTGCTTCGCGGCCATCACGCGACCGTGGCCGGCGATCAGCACGCCATCGGCGTCGACCAGGATCGGGTTTACGAAGCCAAATTCGGCGATGGACGCCGCAATCTGCTTCACCTGCGTCGGGGAATGGGTGCGCGCGTTCTCGGCGTAGGGCACGAGGGACGCGACTGGCAGTGCAGAGACGACAAGGTCAGGCTGCATCGGCGGTGACCTCCATGCGGGCCGCGGCCACGGCATCGTAGTCGCGGCCATCGTCAGCCAGCGTCACTGGCAGGTCAGGATGCAGCATCCGCCAGCGGGCGATCGTCAGGTCGACATAGACCGGCGCGAGCTCGATGGCGCGCACGCGGCGACCGGTGCGCTGGCCCGCCAGGATGGTGGTGCCGCTGCCGCCGAAGGGCTCGAACACCACCTCACCATCGTCGGTGTAGGTGCGCATCAGGAACTCAGGCAGCACCACCGGAAACACAGCAGGGTGCTCGGTTTCGATGCCGCGGCCCTTGTGGCGCGTCAGGCGCAACACGTTGTCGGGGATCCGGAAGTCCTGCACCGGCAGGCCGGCGTGCTGGTATTCCGAGATGGTCCCATCGGCGGCGCGCAGCCCGCTGCCCTTGTTGGGGGTGCCGGCCCATTTGCAGGGCACGATCTTGTTGGCCTGGCGGGACTGGCGATTGAAGTGGAAGACGAACTCGAAGGCGGGAGCGAGCCTGCCGTTCCAGTCGCCGGGCAGGCCGGGCCCCTGGTCCCAGGTGTAGAGGCCGAAGCGGCGCCAGCCCTGGGCGCGCATCCAGTCCAGCCAGCCGGACCAATAGGGCTGCCATTCATTGTCGCGGTGGATCAGGCCGAGGTTCACCAGCACTTGGCCGTCCGGCCGCATGGCGATGTCGAGATGCTGGAACACACCCTGCATCAGCGCATCCCAATCGGAGACGCCGCCGGTGGTGTAGTCGCGCTGGTTTCCATAGGGCGGGGAGGTGAACAGCAGCGTGGCGCGATCCTCACCCATCACGCGCGCCACGGTGGCGGCGTCGGTGCTGTCGCCGCAGATCAGGCGATGCTCGCCCAGCAGCCAGAGGTCGCCGGGGCGGGTAACCGCCTGGCGCGGTGGCTCCGGTTCCGCGTCAGCAGGATCGGGCGCCGCATCGCCATCGGGTTCGGCCGTGGCGTCCTGGGGGCTGATGGGCTGGTCCGGATCCTGGGGCGGGTCGCCATCAATGACGGCCTCGTCCGCAGCCGCCAGGATCGCGGCCAGCTCATCCGCCGAGAAGCCCAGCGTCGCCAGGTCGATCTCTGCC